GGTGTTTTCGTCAGCCTTGGCGGCGGCAAAGTCTTCAGCAGACATGCCCAGAGCACGGCACGCGGCCACCTCCTCATCCGACAAGGTAGTTTTGTTCTTGGCTTTGGGATCGCCAGCATCGAGGCCGGTCTTGCCCGCAATCTCGGGGCTGGCGTCGACCATCTTTTGGAAACGCTCCAGCCCGCCTTCATCGCGGCAGGCCGCAATGTGATAGTCACGGCTGACAGGTGCGATCTTGCCAGCTTCAACAGCGCCGTCGACGGCCGCGTTAATCGCTTCTTCTTGGCGGGTCTTGTCCGCGTCCTCAAAAGTCTGAAGCTTGTTCAGCGCCAGATCATAGTCGGCGCGCGGAACGAATTTGGTGCTGTCGGGAGCATCGGCACGATTGCGTGCGGTTGTCTCGTCAGCTTTGATCTTGTTGATCGCCGTCAACGCATCCGCTTCGGATGCATCCTCTGGCAGGCCAAGGGCCTCAAGGATCGCCTTGTTCATGGCAGGTTCCTCCTGATCGCCCTCGGAATTGAGAGCGGCTAGTTGCAGATTGGGTTGATTGGTCAGACCGGCCGAGACCATTTTAAGAATGTCTCCGGCCGCCTTTTTGAAAGTGAAGACTGGGCTTACATAGCGATATCCTTTGGACGCGATTGCTTGTTGACCAACCTCATTCCATTCAACACGTCCCCAGATTGCGCCGCCGTTTTCATCATGGCGCACCTCTAGTTCTTTGATCCAGCCGATAGCCGGAGCTGGCTCGCCCTTCGCGCCTTTGACTTGTGTGGCGTGTTCAAAATCCACGGGCAGATCAGCGCCGTTGTTTTTGAATGCCGCCACGACAGCCTCAGGGTTGGGAAGCGTCCAGGCACGCCCGTCACGTCCAGCCACATCCGGACCAGCAGGAGTGAGCTGGATCCACGCAGGAGCAGACGCAGCCTGCGCATCCCCCTCAAGGTTCAGCGCGAGTGCAATTGTTTGAATGGAAGCGGTCAATGTCATGAGGCGACAATGCCCCGTGCGCACAAGCCATTGCACCCCGACAGTTGCCGGGTGCAAGATTTAGTGTCTGCCTGGGATTAAATAGGGGGATTGAGTGGGGCGCTGAGCGGCCCGTAGGGCGCTGATTTCCCTCAGACGCTACAGCGAGCCGGAATATTTCTCAAGGCCGCTCCTGACCCGTTTAATAGGTGTTTAACGGCGAAGTGAAACCATACCCGCGCTTTGCATTTGCACCTCGCAGCCCATTCGGTGCAGCTTCGGTTGCATTTTTGCCCACAAAGGCGTAAGAAGCGAGTGCGCGTGAGCCTAGGGAAGCCGGTCTCGAGCCGCGAGGGAATTTCCGCCCCTCCACGCGTTTCACTCCCTCACCATCTCGACGTTCCTATTGCGCAGCAATTGCCGCCACTTTGCCAATGTGGTGCGGTGAAACGTGCTGAGGAAAATCTCATCACCCGCCGCCGTGCGTTTCAGCACAAGCCGCCACGGACGCTCATCACGGTTTTGAATGATCAGGCTTTTGGTGCCGTTAGGTGATACCTCCCGCGCAACCGACCCTGTCTCAAGCAACTCCGCGACACGCACGAATTCGTCAGCTGACGCCTCGCCGTGTTTGCGCCTGGTCTTCTCGGCCGTGTAATCGGAGAACTGCACCACCCGTGTCCGCGCACTGATCACTTCGGCAAGGTCAGCGGGCAGCATCGCCACAGGCACAGCGCCCTTTGCCGACCCATCGTGGATCCGGCGCAACCGCCAGCTTGCGGCCATATCGCGCGCGGCCGCACGTGCAATCGCGGGATCAGCACCATCGAGCTTGCCCGCAAGAAACCTTTCCATCTGGCGCTGACGATAAAGGCCGGGGTTCATTTCCCAGCCCGGATCAATGCCAGACGGAATACTTTTGATCTCGCCGGTGCGTTTATTGAACACATCGCGCATCGGAATGTCAGGGCTGTCCGAGATCCCGCGTTCTTCAGCTTCGCGCCTGGTGATCTGGCGCACATGGCATTTGCACCCCCAGCCATTGGGCGGATACCACGTCTGCCAGAACGGATCATCTACAGGCAGCACCAATCCCTCTTTCGCCTGATGATGTGGCCGGTGGCGCTCGCTTGGCCCGAGCAGATAAACGAGATAGGGCAACGCGCGGCTGGTGCGCTGGATGCGATCCCACTGCCCAGCGGCGCGGGCCGATCGCATGTTGGCGCGATAGATTGTCTTGAGGCGACGTGGGGATCCAAGGCGCACCCTGCGCACATCGCCGGTGATCGGATCGACCTGCTCTTTGACACCCCACCATCCCAGCCTGCGCAGCCGAGGTTTCAGCTCCTTGGCAAACTGCTCATAAGGAATGCCTTCGTCGATCGCCTCTTGTAGCGCGCTTTGGATCGCCTCAAGCACATCGACCTGCATTGCTTTGGCAACGGCAAAGCTGACCGCATGTTCCTGAGGTTCAACATCCTCAAAGCTGAAGCTGGGCAACAGCCCCTTGTTTCTGAAGAAGGAGGCAACCTCAGGCGGTGGACCGGGATTAAAGACGTAGCCGGGCTTATCTGTGAACTCAGCCACCACTGATCCCCGTACTCACATCGTCCGGTGCATCCCCGATTGCGCGGGCTTTAACAGCGGCTTTAACAAGGGCTTCAATCATGGCCTTACTGCCCAATTGCGGGAAGGCATCCTTGATCAAAGCCTGCGCCTCATCATAGCTCGTGGCGGTCTCCAAGAGCGCCAACACGGGATCAAGAACGTCCGACAAAACATCCTCCCAATCCTCCGACAGATCATCTTCCAATTCCTCGATCACATCAAAAGGGTCGGCTGGCTGGGCGCGATTGCGCGCCTCGGCCGTCTTGTCTTTGCTCTTGCTTGCGCCGCCAATAACCTCGTCATCCGCATCAGGTTCCGAGAACCCCAGCTTGGAACGCAGCTCTGATTGTTTGACCCGCAACCCCTGACTGACCATCCGAAACGCATTGCGCATGATCATGTCGGTATCTTCAGCCTCTTCGATGATGATCGAGAGGCGCGGATACCGCTCCTGCACACCGAAGTTCAGATCAACATAAGGTTTGACCAGATCGCGGTTCAATGTTCCCGAGACCGAGCGTGCATCCGATTGCGCCACGTCATGGCGCACCTCATTGTGCACCTGCGCCTGCGCCATCGATGAGCCGTTGTCAGATGTCATGGTCTGGCCGAGAACCGCCTTCGATGTCTGCTCATCCACCCAGCGGGCCAGCTTTTCAAAGATGTCATTGCCGGGACCGGCCGCAACCTGTTCAAAGTCGATCCGCATGTTTTCTGGAATGACAGCTGCCGCATCGGTGCCCACATTTGCAACGGCCGTGAAGAGCGTTTCGACATCTTCAGCCGTCGCACTTGGACCGTATTTGCCCAACCGCAAGGGCAACCCATAGGTTTCAACAAAGGCAATCCAGTCTTTCATTGTGTAGCTTTTACACATCCACCCGAAGGCCACGAGCCGCGCCAAGCCGCCTCGGCCGACAAGGCCAGACTTGAGCTTTGCCTTGTGGCTGATCCATTTGAACGGTTCTAGCGGCAGGCCATCAACCATATCGCGCTCATCAATCAAGCGCACTTCGCGGCCTGTTTCCCGATCGAATGTAAAGAAGCGGGGATCTCGGTGGATGAACTCATCAATCCACCAGCTCCGCTTGCCGCGCCCCCAGATCAACTCAATCTGACTGAAGCCTTTGCCCAAGGCATCAAGCATATCCTCAACCAGATCGGTGAAGCTGTCATGCTCGGCAAGATTGGCGCGAACATCATCCGCGATCTTCACATCTTCAGGCTTGTCCGATGCAGGCTTGACCACGGGCACAATGCCAGAAACCGCGCGTTTGCGCACGCCAAGCACGGACGCATAATGCGGATCGCGCTCTTCCATCTCTTCGGCCAGCACGAGGTAGTCATAAAGATTGCCTTCAGAGGCAGCGGCCAGAATGGACGCCAACCGTGCTGGTGTCAGACCGGAAGCGACAGACTGCGCCCAGGCATTGCGAATGGATGTAATGCCCGGCTCGGCGATCCGCTCCGTCAGCATCTGTTTGCGTATGGGTTTCCCATACTGATCGACAAGGCGGTAATTTTCCATCACCACGCTCCTTTGTTGGCCCGAAACCCGGCCGTCAATTTGAGCGGCCGGTTCATATCACGGCCACCACCTGGTGGAACCGGACGATAGGCATAGGGTTGATATTCAGTTTCAGCAGCCGACACAGCAAGCGCACCCGCCCAGAAGCGGTCAGCGTGGCCATCGGTTTCACCATCCGACACAAGGCGGCGGTTTCCGGTTGGGCCTGTAACAGATTTGATTGAGTGCAGATCCGCACGCAATTTGGGATCACCCGCCGGAATAAGCGCCCGGCGATCCTGAAACGCCTCTTTAAGTGATGTTGCCATGTCGAGTTTTGACGCCCCGCTGAAGATCACGCCTTCAACGCGATCCTCACCATGACGGCGCTTGGCATCCTCAACAGGTTTCTCGCCCATGCCCGTTTGGTCCATCCGGCAGCGCACAACGCGGTACCGGCGAAACACATCATCGAGCAGCTCGTCTTGACGGGCAAAGGTCACTCGGCGCTCTGCAATAATCTCGCGGGTAATCAACTGACCATTCACCAGCTCCTTCACCCAGATCACAAACAGGTCATTGCGCGCGGCGATATCAACGCCCACAAAGCACATGCCGCCCTGATAGAGCGACGGGATCCCCGCCTGAGGATCCTCGCAAGATGAGATCAGATCATAATCCAACCAGGCGCTGGCCCCATCAAGCCATTTCAGCTCATACTCCTGCGCCCAGGCATCCTCGTCATTCATACCTGCGCGCAGTTCATCAACATTACGCGGGCAGCCTTGTGCCACCGCCTCGTAGATATCGACGTGATGGCGCGACCAAATATCATCCTCGCCGGTCATCAGTTCGTAGAACTTGTTGCCCTTGCCGTTGGGCGTTGAGATCACGCGCAGCTTTTGATTGCCCTTCGAGATGACGGGGAAGAGCGCAGACCAGATTGCACGGCTATTCTGGTGAAACGCGAACTCGTCTAGCACCACATTGGCGGAAAAGCCGCGTGCGGTATCAGGGTTTGCGGGCAGCGCCGTGACGCGGCTGCCACCGGGGAACTTAACCTCGAGCGCCTTATAGACCGCGTCCGCCCCCTTGGCCTGCGGGGCGCGGAATTCGCTTTCCAGATACTCAGGTTCGCCACCTTTAAGCAGGGTGTTATAGGCCCCGTAAAACGCCTTTGTAATGGGCTTGATTGCTTCTTCCATCGCCTCGGCCGCTTGGCGTTCACCCCGCGACAGGATCACCCATCTGGCCTTGCGCCCGTCAATTTCAGCAGACAAGCAATCATCCACCAGCTCGCCGCAGGTGGTGAAGGTCTTGCCGGTCTGACGCGAGAACATACCGATCTTGAACCGGCTATCATCCTTTAGCCAGCTTTGCTGATAGGGATAGAACTGGATGACAGGCTTGATCATGCCACCTCCTCGATGCGCCAACCGGCGCGCTCAAGGCCAGCCCAAATGGT